GACGTTGAAGAAGACTTTTCAGAAGATCGTGGATTCTGGCGAGATGCATAATATGCTTCTAACTGGAACTGCCGGTCTGGGCAAGACAACAGTCGCTCGAGCACTCTGCAATGAACTGAATCTCGACTACATTCTGATCAACGGATCTGAAGAATCTGGTATTGACGTTCTCAGAAACAAGATCAAGCAATTCGCCTCCACGGTCTCGCTTTCCGGCGGACCGAAGGTGGTGATCCTCGATGAGGCCGACTACCTCAATCCTCAGTCCACGCAACCGGCGTTGCGCGGCTTCATCGAGGAATTCTCGAACAACTGCAGGTTCATTCTGACCTGCAACTTCAAGAATCGAATCATCGAGCCACTGCACTCTCGCTGTGCGGTCATCGAGTTCAACACCAGCAAGAATCAGCTTGCTGATCTGTGCGGCCAATTCCATAAGCGTCTGGTTCAGATCCTGAAAGGCGAGAAGGTCGCGTATGACGCAAAGGTTCTTGCCGAGCTGATTGTGAAGTTTGCTCCTGACTGGCGCCGAGTCATCAATGAGTGTCAGCGTTACTCTGTCAGCGGTTCAATCGACTCCGGTCTGTTGGCCTCGCTGACCGATCTGAACGTGGATGTTCTGATGAAGGCGCTGAAGGAAAAAGACTTCAAGACGATGCGCGGCTGGGTTGTCAACAACCTAGATCTTGAACCGACTGCTATCTTCCGCAAGGTCTATGACAGCATGACCGATTATGCCAAGCCGCAATCGGTACCGCAGATCGTGCTGATCCTTGCTGAGTATCAGTATAAGGATGCGTTCGTGGCTGACCATGAGCTCAACCTTGTGGCCTGTATGACTGAACTGATGGCATCTGCTGAATGGAAATAACTTATGTGGAGACTCTGGGCTAAAGCACTGGGGGAAAAGTCATCACCTGATAACAAAGAAGCCGACGTGGTTGCAATCATTCGCACCGCCATCTTGGTAGTGTACATGCTGACCAACGCGTTTATTGTGGCAGGTGTAATCCGTCACTGGTAATGAATCCATTCGAATACCTAAACAGCATCAATGATACCAAGAAGGATATCATGGTGGATGACATTGCTGAGAAGCAATACCTTCCATTCATGGTCAACCGAGGTCTGTCGATACCAAGAAGGATATCATGGTGGATGACATTGCTGAGAAGCAATACCTTCCATTCATGGTCAACCGAGGTCTGTCCTATTTCGTAGATACCATCTTGATCGCAAATGAGATGAACCGGAACCATCACCTGGATAACCGCCTCCAATTCGACTTCTGCATAAATAGTGTTCGTAAGCGGAAACGCTTCAGCAAGTGGCTTAAACCCCACGAGCACGATGACCTCTTGATTGTTAAGGAATACTATGGCTACAGTAATGAAAAGGCCAAAGCTGCCCTGTCGATCTTGAGTGCTTCGCAAATCGAAGATCTCAAACGTAAACTAAACACAGGTGGAAACCAGCAAACCAACACAGCCAAATCTAAGCATCGAGGAGACACCAGTTGAATGGACTCCAGCTATGATGCTGGAGATTACGTTGTCTGAGCCAGATGATTTTCTTAAAGTTAGAGAAACTCTCACTCGCATCGGTGTTGCGTCTCGCAAAGAAACGAACAAGCTGTACCAATCCTGCCACATCCTTCATAAACAAGGGAGATACTTCATTGTCCACTTCAAAGAACTTTTTCTACTGGATGGCAAGCCGTCCAATCTCACAGTCAATGATCTCCAACGGAGAAACACTATTGCTACTTTGCTTTCTGATTGGGGTCTGGTTTCAATCGTAAATCCGGACCAGTCCAAGGATAAGGCTCCCCTGAGGCAGATTAAGATCATCCCGCACAGGGAGAAGGCTAACTGGGAACTGTTGCCAAAGTATTCTATCGGTAACACGAAGTCAGATAAATAAGTTTGTTGGCAATCCCGCCAACAACCGTTGATGCCCGATTGGGGTCGGCGGAGACAGACAAACCTCGCTTAATTGGAGGAAACTAAGATGACACAATACACGACAACCTCGTTTAACTTCCCACGTGCAAATTTCGTGGGATTCGATAGACTGTTCGATGAGCTTACACGAGCCCAGCTCGGTGCTCAGAACAACTATCCGCCACACAATGTGGTAAAAATCGATGATGACAACTACATCATCGAGCTTGCGGTTGCAGGCTTCAAGCAGGATAATCTGGATATCCAGCTAAAGGAT